CGCAGGAGCAGAATGCCAAAGCTGCGAAAATCCGTGCGGCGGCAGAGAAAGATGCCGCAAAGACGGTCAATGAGTCCGCAAAGGCGACCGCACAACTGACGGACAACCTATATGCACTGACGCACACGGACGTACAGAACAGCCTACACGCTCTGGATCGTGAATCCTTCGATTTCTTCCGGAAGGGCGCAGATCCGCACCTCATCGACGAATACCGTCTGGCAAAGGAAGCGAAAATCTACGCCGACTTTCAGCGGGACGTTGTGGACAAGGCGAATGCGCTCTACAAGACAGGCCTGCAGAACAAGCTGGATTCCATCGCCCGTGAAGCCGATGCCTTTCGTCAGAAGGGCTTGGACGAAGTCCAAACGCAGAACTGGCTCAGTGAGAGCAAGGCACGAGTGATGGAGCAGTGGGAGAAGGAGGTCGCGGGAAGTATCCGCTCCATTTGGAAAACGGAACTCGAAAATCGCCTTGCGGAGATCGAGCGCGAGAAGGATGCGTGGGTGCAGAAGGGACTGGATGAGGTCGAGGCAACACGCTGGGCAGAGAAGCAGAAGCTCGATGCCAAACGCAACGCCGCTCTGGAAGTCCTGCGCTCCCAGAAAGAGGAACTGAAGGTATTCAAGCAGTCCGGGCAGGTCGGGCTGATGGAGTATCTTCGAAAAAAGAACAAATTTACGGCAGAGGATTTGGGGCTGACACCGGAACTGCTTCAACAGTTTCAGTCCGGGCGTAAATGGGCGATGGAGAATCTGCTGCCCAATTTCCGTTCTGAGCAGCGCGAGGACAGTTCGCATATTCGCGTTAATGGGCAGGAATTCTCATACGCACAGATGATGGCAGGATTGGGGACACAAGCGCAAAGCATCCAAACTGCGGGACAGGGCGCAAATGCTTCATCGGGAGCTGCTCAGTCCGCGCCATCCATGACGGACAATCGGCAGATTCACATACAGGTGCAAATCGAAAACGCCGTCACGGAGGATAATGAGGGAATGCGTATGCTCGCCGATCATGTCGCCGACCGCATCCGTCCCGCTGTTGAAAATGCCCTTGGAGGTGATTCCAATTCATATTCACATTGGTGAGGTCAGGACGCTGAGTGTCGAGAACTGGCAGATTGTTCCTGACGACCGTCAGCAACTTTTGGAGATTGTCGGCGGTGTGGTGGTTCAGGATTTTGGGCATATCCCAGAGGGAGACCGTATCTCTTGCACCGTTGTTGTAACGGCGCGTGACTGGGAAAAGATCAAGGGATATTGGGACAGCCGCGCAAGGGTGTCCGTGACGGACGAGAGCGGGAGCGTCCTGCCCTTGATGCGTGTTGTGGTGAAATCCTATGAGTACGTGGCTCATTTCCCGAAGGTATATAAACTGTCTCTGGAATTTTGGAGGGTGTGACAATGGCAGAACTGCTGCATATCTATATGAACAATCCGACCGAGGGCGGCAAAGACGGAACGGAGGTCAGCTCCGGTACGGAACTAGCTCCCATCTCTGTTTTGCTCGATGCGGGCAAGGGCGAGCAGAAAGCCGTCAAATGTGCCGTGCGCTGCGAGAGCGGCTTCCACATCGACGGAGCCTTGACGGTCAAATTCGTCGGCGATCATGCAGACAAGTGGAAAGCCGCGATGGATAACAAATACACTTCCGAAACGGCATTGGAGTCTGCCGAATGGAAAGACAGTATCTCATTATCCAATGTTGCTGATAGGAATACGATTTTCTGGGTAAAGGCACTCAGCACAGCGGACGAGAAGCCGCAGCAGGATACGAGCGTGGACATTCAGGCAGAGGGGTTGCTTGTGTCGGACTGAGGAGGAGCGTATGGCGTTCAAATACATCAATCCGGGCTATGCGGAGCTGCTTTCGGTCAAAGATGGCGTGACGGTGACGGGGGATCAGTACAGTAAGACGGGCGTATCTTTTTGGCAGCCGACCTACTATAAGGGACTCAATCTTTCCGAGGTGCCGCCGGAGCTTTATGGCAGATTTGATATGTACATCAAGGACACAGAACAAGGGGGCAATGCCAAACTTTCATTTGCAATCGGCGGCTACAAAATAATTGAAGCAGAGAAATTCTGGAGCACATGGAAGATTCGTGGGAGCAACAATAACGAGATGCTTGCCGTAGGCGATGCTGTTCGTGTCAAAGAAATCTGTACTGTGTGGTTTCACATCAAGCCGGGAGAGAACGGTAACGGTGTCTTTCATGCCATAATAGACGAACGTGAGGTTTGCAATATGTCAAATGCGTATGTTGGCTATCTCACGAACTCGGATGCGAAAACTATCGCCATTCTCACGAAGAATGACGACATCCTTATCTCAAATCTCATCCTCTCAGATGAGGAAATCAGCCCCCGGGAACAGGTCATTACGCTTCCTGTCAAGGAAACGCAAACAAATATGACCGACTACGGTGATGGAAGCTATGAGGCGACGGCTGCGAATCAGGAGCTTTTGCAAACGGTCGATGTTGCCGCCCTGTCCACGCAGTATGGCGCGGACTCGCGTGTGACGGGGATTTCTCTTCTCGGGAATCCTGCCTATCGCACGGCAGAAGGACTGTGTGCTTTGACGGCACTTGAAAAGAGCGGCGGGAATGTTACGGAATACGGAAGACACGTTGTAGAGCAGAATCCGAATTCCACCGTTATGGACACGCGCGCCGTCTCCATGACGATTGCGGAACTCACGGGACGGCAGTTCGGATGGAGAGCGGGAACATGAGCATCAAGCTGAAACCAAGCGTCTGCATTGCGTGGCTGCCGTTTGGCAGGATTCACCTCAAACAAATTATATATGCCACGGTGATTCCAGTATTTCGTCAGCCCGTGCAGGTGCGCGGAGATACGTCGCGCAGTCTCAACAGATCCATCGCTACGCATGCGGATACCCTGCGCGATATTCGGATCGTCAAGCAGATCAGTGTAAAGGCAGATATGTTGCGACGTATCGGTCGCTGCGATGTGGCTCTTGGAGATACAAAGCGCAGACTCATTAGGCAGTTGCGGATTCTTGCAGATACGAGAATTGAGATACCGCATACAATCAGATATGCAGAGTTTAGAGAGCGCGGCATTCGCTCGTTCTCCGTGACGCTCGGCGAACTCAGTCTCTCGGATAACATTCAACTCGAAACCGTGAATCCTCTTTCCATTGGTGCGAACGTCCAAGGTCGTGTAATGGACTACGACTTCCGCTTCCTCGTCGAGGAAACAAGTCAGCGCGGCATCGTGCAGTCTGTCAAGGGAACGTACAGTAAGGACACGCTTCTCTACACCCCCATCCATATCTATGTGGAGCGGGCGAAGGTGTCGCGCTATGCGGCGGAGATTGCATCGGCACTCGGGCTTCAGCTTCATCGTCTGACGGACGACTTTACACCGTCGCAGAACTTTGAGGGCAGCGGTATGACCTACCATGACTTCATCTCCTCTCTCTTTGGATGGACGGCAAAACTCCCGCAGCGTCAGATCAACGTCTTTATTCGCGGTGATACGCTCCACATCATTCAGCGCGGCATGGAGGAGTCTGTCATTGACATTACGAACTGGCCGCACGCACAGCCGACCGTAGAGCGGAAGCTCCTGCGCTCCGTCTGGCACAGCTCTCACAACGATTCCACCGGAGCGCACAACGAGGAGGACACGTCTCCCGTTCCTTTTACGGGCACGATTTCCTTCAAAGAGATCAGCAGAACCTACTCCAACGGTTTTCTTGTCCGTGAGACGAACGAAAACGGCTACAGTACCTATTCCTATGACGGGGAGTATCTCGCCGAAAAGCGCACGCACAACACGGACGGCTCGACCAGCCGCACGGATTATGCATACGCCTCCACAGGTCGCGACGTTTACCTCTTCAAGGAGTGGGAACGTACCACCGAGGCGGTCAATGATGGGAAGAAGCACAATGAATATGACTGGGAGGACTGGAACAGAGAAAAGGGAACGGAACGCATCACCTACCACGCGCCGCTCGGCTACGGATGGTATGCGACTACCGTCTATGTCGATGGCGTGCTTGAAGGAAGCTCGTTGTCGCAGGGAAAGCCCGGCGGCAAGGCGAGTCAGTTCACCGTCGAGCAGTCGAATCTCAGCCTTGGCGCTCATTATGCCAGTGATGATACGCTGCCGTACTCCTCTCTCATCGACACCGAGTTTCCCGTTGTGGGCGCAGAATATTTACGGATGCTGACGAGAGAGATCGAATGGCTTAATCGCAAGACACAGGAGACGGTCACCGTGGAGATTCGCGCACGGATTCAATACGGCATCCCGGACATTGACCACATTGTCGATTTCACTGAGCGCATCCGCTTCGAGGGGCACGAGTATTTCTTGCAGTCCAATACGGTGGAACTTACGCCGCGTCTTTTGCGGCAGACAATCAAGATGGTGAGGTGGTACGGATGAATGGGGTTATGGGGCTTGCGGCAGCAATACGTGCAGGACTGCGAAATGGACAATCTCAGGAATCTCGCGCACAGAGGGGAATCATCCGTAACGGACGTGTACATATCGGCGAGCGATCCTATCCCTTTCGTACGGCAGTGGACTGTAACACCAGTGACGGCAGTCTTGTGTGGGTGCAGATTTCAAGGGGCGGCACAGCCGTCATCGTGGGAGCGTGAGCTTATGCACAGGGCTAGAGTGAAAGCTGTGAGCGGGAATCGGGTGCTTGCGAATGGCGCATGGCTTACCTGCATTGGAAACCGATCCGTTCGAGAAGGAGAGTGGATCTGGACGGACGGTCGCTGCGTCTATGGGCATGAATCTGAGGGCGGCATCGGCTATGTTCCGTCGAACGCCCTTTCCGGCATACCGCTCCTCCAGATAAAGTGGAAGGATCAAAAAAACCAGATGCTCCATTCGTACTATGCAAAAGGAAAGATTCATCCGCTCGGTTTTTCCCAAGAGGATATATGGATGGTCAACAGCAGTCGCCACTTCGCGTATGTTACAGGCTATGGAATGCTTGATGCCGAAATGGATGAGCAGGGAAATCTCTATACCCTCGAAGCTGTCAATGCTCTCGTGTTCCCGCTCATCGGGGCAGATCAGCGTGACAGTATTCTCTCTGTCAAACGCAACGGAGAGATCATCGCCGCATACGATCTTGTGCAGATGTTTGGTGCTCCCGCCGTATCCGGTCCCACTGACCTCTATAGCTGCCAAACAGAAGGCGGGCGGGTGGATAAAGCAGGGAACTTCAAAGTGATGATATGGCACTCCATATCAGAGCATGGGGGAGGCGAAAGCCATGTCAGCACCGACCGTTATGTGTTCTTCGATGGCAGCAATCTTGAGCCTTGGATGGAGAAAACCAAAACAACGTCAAGAGACTCTGTTACAGGGGAATCCTATACTTCGGAAAGCAGATGGAGCGCACCGGATTACAGTGTCCGCTATCCAATCCATGACGGAATGTATATGCGCTTTCCCGCAAATCTTGACTATCTTATCTCCGGGAAAAAATATATCTCAAAGATTTACAGTGCAAAGGACGAACTGCTCATGGAACTGGAAACGAATCCGACTGCCCGTACAAGTCTCTGCCCTCTGGGACAGGGGAAATATCTTGTCAGCACAGGCTCGCCCTTATATTTGTGGGAAGATGGTCAGTTTACGGAACTGATGCGCGGATGCTATAACTACCGTCTGCGCAGGATGAGCAATCTCAATAAATGGAAGAAAGCAGGGGGTGTCTGATATGGATCAGATTTTAACCATACGTCTGTATGCGGCGGGCATTGGCATCGTGGTCGGGGAGTTCCTCGGCAGCTTTGACGATCTGCTCTATGCACTTGTCGCATTTGTGGCAACGGATTACATCACAGGTGTTCTCCGTGCGATTGTGGAGAAGAAACTGTCGAGTGCCATCGGCTTCAAGGGCATTTGCAAGAAAGTCTGCATCTTCACCCTTGTCGGCGTGGCGAATGTACTGGATACCCACATCATCGGAAGCGGCTGCGTCCTGCGCTCTGCCGTGATCTTCTTCTACATCTCGAATGAAGGAATCTCCATCATCGAGAACGCAGCACGGATGGGGCTTCCCGTTCCGCAGAAATTGCGGGACATGATGCACAGCCTCAGAGATAAATGAATATTACGGATCGTTGCCCACTGCGAATTTTTCGTGGTGGGCAATATTTTTTTGAGAAAACGTCCTTTTTTCCGGTCTCCCAAGGCTACCTATCAGAGGGAAGGAAAATCCCTCGGAAAGAGAGGTAAAGCAAAATGGAGCACAATCTGAAAATCAGTGTCTCCAAGGAGTCAATGGACGGTGGCATTGTCGCTTGTCGGAACATCACCCTGCGGGAGCGTATCCTTCGCTTTCTGTTGGGCGAAAAATGCAAGCTGACGATCCTCGTGCCGGGAGATACGGTGCGAGAGATCGCCATCAAGGACGTGGGAGGTGTATGTCGTGGATAGAAAAGAACTGGAACTTGCAGTGTCGGAAATCCGTAGCTGCGGCGAAATGCTCCTTGGAGCGGCAGAACGTTTGGCACGTGCTTTCGAGGAATCGCCTGCAGAACAGGTCGAAACCATTGCTCCGCAGGAAGATCCGCTGACCATCGAAGATGTACGGTGCGTTCTTGCTCAAAAATCTCGCGAGGGATTTACGGCTGAAATCCGTGCTTTGCTGGAAAAGCATGGTGCGGACAAACTCAGCGACATCGCGCCGGAGAAGTATGCGGCACTATTGAAGGAGGCTGAGCGCATTGGCACGTAAGCATGCCGTTCTCTCCGCATCCTCTGCCGCACGTTGGATCGCTTGTCCACCGTCGGCACGGCTCAATGCGGAGCAATCCGACACGCCGAGTGAGTATGCCGCCCAAGGGACAGACGCGCATACGCTCTGCGAGTACAAACTCCGCAAGGCTCTTGGGGAGCGGGTGCGCGATCCAACCAAGAAACTGTCCTCTTATGACAGCGAGATGGAAGAGTGTGCGGAATTCTACGTCCAGTTCGTTATGGGGCTTGTGGCACAGTTCCGCGAGGAGAGCGCAGACACAATGGTGTCCGTGGAGCAGCGTGTGGATTTCTCGGACTTCGTGCCCGATGGATTCGGCACGGCGGACACGCTCATCATCTCCGGCAAGACCGTCTGCATCGTGGACTACAAGCACGGCAAAGGAATCGAGGTCAGTGCCGAGCGCAATCCGCAGATGATGTGCTACGCTCTCGGCTGCATCCAGATGTTTGACGGTCTGTACGACATCGAGTCAATCTGGATGATTATCTTCCAGCCGAGGCTCAGCAACATCTCGGAGTTCATCATCTCGAAAGCTGATCTTCTGGCATGGGCGGCAGATACGCTTGTACCTGCGGCAAAGTTGGCACACGAAGGAGAAGGAGTGTTCTGCGCCGGAGCACACTGCCAGTTCTGCAAAATCAAGGCGACCTGCCGCAAGCGGGCAGAGTACAATCTGGAACTCGCCCGGTATGACTTCGAAATGCCACCGACACTGGAAGATTCGGAAGTAGAAGCGGTGCTTGCAAAGGCTGACACACTCGCCGCATGGGTCAGCGACATCAAGGAATACGCCCTGCAGCGGGCGATTCAAGGGAAACAGTGGACGGACTGGAAACTGGTCGAGGGACGCTCGAATCGGAAATACACCGATGAGGCGGCTGTCGCCAAAACCGTCAAAGAAGCAGGCTTTGAGCCGTATGAGCAAAAACTGCTCGGAATTACGGCGATGACCGCACTTCTCGGAAAAAGTAAGTTTGAGGAACTGCTCGGCAGCCTCGTTGTCAAGCCGCAGGGGAAACCTACACTTGCTCCCATGAGCGACAAGCGGCCGGCGATGAATACCGCAGCAGAGGATTTTGAAGAAAGTTGAGGGGAAAACACATCATGGCAAAAGTTATCAATCCGACAAAAGTAATCACGGGTGTCAAGACACGTTGGAGCTATGCCAACGTCTGGCAGGCAAAGTCCATCAACGGCGGTACGCCGAAGTTCAGCGTATCGCTCATCATACCGAAGAGCGACACCAAGACAGTGACGGCAGTCAAGAATGCCATTCAGGCAGCATATGAGGAAGGGCAGTCGAAGCTCAAGGGGAGCAGCAAATCCGTCCCCGCGCTCACGGCGATCAAGAACCCACTCCGTGACGGCGATGCGGAACGCCCGGACGATGAGGCGTATAAGGACAGCTACTTCATCAACGCAAACTCTGCGACCGCGCCCGGCATCGTGGATGCTGCCCGCAATCCGATCATCGAGCACTCGGAGGTCTACTCCGGCGTTTACGGACGAGCAAGCATCAACTTCTACGCATTCAACTCGAACGGCAGCAAGGGCATCGCTTGCGGACTGAACAACCTGCAGAAGATTTCCGACGGTGAGCCGCTTGGCGGCAAGACACGCGCCGAGGATGACTTCGCCGATGAGGACGAGGACTTTCTCAGCTAAATAACGGCTGACAGACATGGGCAGCGGGGGGTCTTCCTCGCTGCCTTTGTCGCAGAAAGGAGATAATTATGGAAGAAGAAATCTGGAAAGATATACCTGGTTATGAAGGAAAATATCAAGCGAGTACCCTTGGAAAAATTAAAAGTTTAGATCGCATGGTTAAATATGAAAATCATCGTACGGGAAGTGCTTATTGCAGACCAATGAAGGGGCGGATATTGAGACAGGGAACCTTTTGTAAGAGCGGTCATGTTTCGGTTGTATTGGGGCACGGCAAAAACGGAAGTCCTGTACATCAACTTGTGATGAAAACCTTTGTTGGAAATCCTCCAAAGGGGATGGAGGTTTTACATATCAACGGAAACCCAAAGGATAACAGACTCTCCAATTTGCGTTATGGCACTCGAACTGAAAACATTTTGGATGTTTATTGGCAGGGAAAGAAATGGAGAAAATTAGGCATTGATGATGTGGAGGAAATTAGATTTGCAATGTATTGTGGTTGGTCGGGGAAAGAAATTGCTGGAAAATTCCATGTTTCGGAGACGACAATAAGCCGCATAAAATGTGGGAGGGCTTATAAATGGTTATGACACATTTATCTCTGGATTTAGAAACAAAAAGCAGTGTGGATATCATGAAGAGTGGTGTTTATCGTTACGCCGAAGCGGAGGATTTTGCGATCCTGCTCTTCGGATACGCCGTGGACAGCGGTGCGGTGCAGGTCATTGACGTTGCCAATGGGGAGAGGATTCCGCAGGAGATTCTGGATGCGCTGACCGATGACAAAATAACGAAGTGGGCGTTCAACGCCAACTTTGAGCGTGTATGCCTGTCGCGGTACTTGTCGGATCTCGGCAAACGCCTCGATCCAGCCCATGAAAATCACCCGCTTTCCAGAGACCGTATTCGCTTTTTGAGTCCCTGCAGCTGGCGATGCACGATGGTCTGGACTGCTTACATGGGCTTGCCGCTCTCACTTGCCGCCGTCGGCAGTGTATTGGGGTTGGAAGGACAGAAAATGACCGAGGGCAAGGCGCTCATTCGCCGTTTCTCCGTACCGCCCTTTCATGAGCCTGCGGGCGATAAGTGGGAACTTTTCAAATCCTACAATCGGCGCGACGTGGAAGTGGAAATGGCGATTCAGAAGCGACTGTCCAAATACCCTGTGCCGCAGTCGGTGTGGGATGAGTATGTGCTCGACCAGGAAATCAATGACCGAGGAATACGGCTCGATATGCCCTTGGTGGAGAATGCCGTCAAGATGGATGCCACCACAAAGGAGAAGCTGACGGACAGACTGAAGGCTTTGACCGGGCTTGAAAATCCGAACAGCGTAGTGCAGATGAAGGAATGGCTCAAAGCACACGGTGTAGAAACGGAGTCGCTCGACAAGAAGTCCGTGACCGCTTTGCTCAAGATTGCCCATGCCCCCATTTCCAATGTGTTGGCACTGCGGCAGCAACTTGCGAAATCCTCCGTGAAGAAATATCAGACAATGCAGAATACCGTTTGCTCGGATGATAGAGCGCGCGGGATGTTTCAGTTTTACGGTGCGAACCGTACCGGGCGGTTTTCGGGACGCCACATTCAATTACAAAATCTTCCAAGAAATTATCTCATCGACCTTGAGTGTGCCCGTGCCCTCGTGCGGCAGGGAAATTATGATGCACTGGAAATGCTCTATGAATCCGTTCCGGACGTGCTGTCTCAGCTCACTCGCACTGCCTTCATCCCCAAGGAAGGCAGGAAATTCATCGTCGCGGACTTCTCTGCCATTGAGGCACGGGTGCTGTCCTGGCTTGCAAAGGAGCGATGGCGCATGGATGTATTCGCTGATGACGGCGACATCTACTGCGCCACGGCAAGCCGGATGTTTCACTGCAATGTGGTCAAGCACGGCGAGAACGGGCATCTGAGACAGTACGGGAAGGTAGCGGAGTTGTCGAGTGGCTACGGCGGCTCTGTTGGTGCGCTGAAAGCGTTCGGCGCATTGGAATCCGGGATGAAGGAAGAGGAACTAAAGCCGCTCGTGGATGCTTGGCGTTCGGCAAATCCGCATATCGTGGATTTCTGGTGGGCAGTGGATCGTGCGGCAAAGGACTGCATCAAGGAGCGCAGCACAAAAGTCACGCACGGTATTCGGTTCATCTATCAGGGCGGCATGATGTTCATTGAGCTTCCGAGTAGCAGACGGCTTTCCTACGTAAAACCGCGCATCGGAGAGAATCCGTTCGGCGGCGAATCCATCACCTATATGGGACTCGATCTCTCGAAAAAGTGGGCACGGATTGAATCCTACGGTCCGAAACTTGTGGAAAACATCACGCAGGCCATCAGCCGTGACATTCTCTGCTACGCCATGCAGACGCTGCGGAACATGGAGATTGTCGCACACGTCCATGATGAACTCATCATCGAATGCGATGAGCGAGTCGCGCTTTCTGCCGTGTGTGTGCAGATGGCGCGAACTCCGCCTTGGGCAGACGGACTCCTGCTTCGCGCCGATGGTTTTGAATGTAATTTCTATCAGAAAGAGTAAAAACGTCCCTTTTCACCTCCTGCCAAGGCTACCTTGCAGGAGGTGTTTTCTATGACGAAAGAACAGAAACAGCAAATCCATACACTCCGCAGAGGTGGACTGGGATACAAAAAGATAGCCTCGTCGATGGGCATATCCGTCAATACCGTGAAGTCCTTTTGCCGTAACAACGAACTGATGGGGCGTCCTACATCTGCAGTGTGTCTCTTTTGCGGCAAGCCTCTGGTGCAGATACCAAAGAGAAAGCAGCGGAAGTTCTGTTCGGTTCAGTGTCGGGAGACGTGGTGGAGCAGGAATCGTGACAAAGGAAATAAGCCTACGGGCGAAACCTGTCGCTGCGCTTATTGCGGCAGGACATTTTCTGCCTATCGGCGTGAGCACAGGAAGTATTGCTCCCACGCCTGTTATGTCGCGGAACGGTTTCAAGGTGGTGGTATCCGTGCGTAAAGAACAGTACCGCGCAGATATGCTCTACCACATGTCGCTCTCCGTAGCAAAGACCATGCGGGCAAAGGGGCTCATCACAGCGGATGAGTATGCCGAAATCGACACCGTGCTCCTTGCAAAATATCAGCCGTATCTTGGTCGGCTTATCTCGGAAAATGCTTGATAAATCCGCTTCACAGAGCAATATATAGGATGGAAAGGAGGTTGATAGAGTGCCTGAGGTAAGAAAAATCGAGCCTACGGTTACCGTCCTAAAGCCGAGAAAGCGTGTGGCGGCGTATGCCCGTATCTCGATGGAATCGGATCGGCTGAACCACTCGCTTTCCGCGCAGATCAGCTATTTCAGCGAACTTATCCAAAGGAATCCTGAATGGATTTATGTCGGCGTTTATGCAGACAGCGGAATCTCCGGCGGCGACATACGGCGCAGGGCAGAGTTTCAGCGCCTTATCGACGACTGCAATGCCGGGCGAATCGACATTGTTCTCTGCAAGAGCATTTCGCGGTTTGCCCGCAGCACGGTTGATCTATTGGAAACCGTGCGCCATCTAAAATCCATCGGCGTAGAAGTGCGGTTTGAGAAAGAGAATATACATACCCTCTCGTCTGATGGTGAACTTTTACTCAGCATTTTGGCGGGCTTTGCGGAAGAGGAAAGCCGCAGCCAGTCAGAGAATGCCAAATGGGCGATCCGGAAGAAATTCGAGCGAGGGAAGCAATGGCATGTCGCAGCTTACGGTTATCGTTGGAACGGAGAAACCTTCGTCGTCTGCGAGGAGGAGGCCGAGGCTGTCCGTGTCATATTCGATAACTTCCTAAAGGATGTCCCACTCGGTCATACTGCCAAATGGCTCAAGGAGAACGGACATGCCTGTTCGATACCGTTCATCCACTATGTTTTGGAGAATCCGGTTTACGTCGGCGATGTCATCCTTCAGCGGTATTTTACGGAAAATCCTCGGACGCACAATGTCTTCAAGAACACGGGGCAGCTTCCGCGCTACCTTGTCACCGATAATCACGAACCGATCATCGAGCGCGAGACGTTCGAGAAGGTACAGGAGAAAATCAAGGTGAGCTACGAGTTCAACCCGGCGGCACATCGTATTCTTAAGCCCAGCTGTTTCTCGGCAAAAATCATCTGCAGCAAATGCGGCGCACGTTTCGTCAAGGGCGTGACCAAAACCAACAGGCATGACGGCTTGCAGGAGCATTGGTTTTGCTACGGCAAAATTCACAAGCGAATGTGCGATGCAAGGAACATCCGTGGGTGTCGGCTGTGGGAGGCGTGCTGCGAGGTTCTGGGGCTGACGGTATTTGACGAGAATGTTTTTGCACGGACGGTGGAGAAAATTCTCACCACCGATACGGACAGTCTCGTCTTCCATTTTTATGATGGCACGGTGACAACCGCCCGCATCCATTATTTCAGTCAGGACGAGAAGAAATACACCGACCCGCACAGAAAGCCCTTCGGTTACACATGGAGTCAAAACGGTTATGTGATTGTTCCCAAAGAGGCAGAAGCCGTGCAGTTGGTGTATCAATACTATGCCGAAGGATGGAACATCACGGATATTTCACGTGAACTCGAATCCAAGGGCTATCAGAGCATTCGGGGCAGATTTTCCCGCCGTGTGGTAACAACAGTTCTCGACAGCGATTTCTACATCGGCAATCGAACCATCAAGGGACAGTTTACGGAAAGTGGTGTGGATGAGGTTATCGAGAATGACCACGCACCGATTGTCAGCAAAGAACTGTTCGATACCGTCCAAAAACGGCGGACGGTTGAACTGAAAAAGCAGGAACGGCGCATTGCCACAAGGAGGCGAATAGACAATGAGAAGCGTAACGGTCATCCCCGCCAGCGTCAATAAATTCTCGGCGCAGCCCTTATCTGCCACAGAAAAGCGCAAAGTTGCAGCGTATGCGCGTGTTTCCACGGATGAGGAGGAACAGCAGACCAGCTATGCCGCCCAATGTGATTACTATGAGCGGTACATCAAGAGCCGTGCGGATTGGGCGTTCGTCAAGGTATATGCCGATGAAGGAATCAGCGGCTGCAATACCCGGAAGCGTGAGGCATTCAAGGCGATGGTGCAGGATGCCCTGGACGGCAAAATCCAACTGATTCTCACGAAATCCGTGTCGCGCTTTGCGAGAAACACCGTGGACAGCCTCACAACCATACGGAAACTAAAAGAGCATGGGGTAGAGGTGTGGTTCGAGAAGGAGAACCTTAAAACATTTGATCCCAAAGTGGAAATGCTATTGACCATTTTGGCGAGCCTCAGTCAGGAGGAATCCCGCTCCATCTCAGAGAATGTGAATTGGGGCATCCGCAAGAAAATGACGGACGGTAAATTCAGCCTCGGCTACAGCCATTTTCTCGGTTATGACAAAGGCGCGGATGGTTCGCTTGTCATCAACGAGGAAGAGGCAAAGGTGATCCGCAGGATTTACGCGCTTTACATTAAGGGGATGTCCCCTTACGGCATCGCGAAAGTTCTGACCGAGGAAGGAATCAAAACGCCTGGTGGGAAAACACGATGGAGCGACAGCACCGTCAAAAGCATTCTTCGCAATGAGAAATACTGTGGGCGGGCACTTCTCCAAAAGACATTCACCCCGGATTTTCTAACCAAGAAAACTGTCAAGAACACCGGGCAAGTCCCCAGCTACTATGTGGAACACAGTCATGCGCCGATCATTGACCCGGATGTTTACGACATGGTGCAGCGGATGATGGAGGGTCGCAAGCGGGGGAGGGACAGAATCAGCTCCATCAGCATTTTCTCAAGCAAACTCAGATGCGGTGACTGCGGTTCTTGGTACGGCTCGAAAACGTGGCACTCCACGGACAAGTACAAACGGGTTATTTGGCAATGCAATCACAAGTTTTGTGGCACGAAATGCAGCACGCCGCATTTTACAGAGGACGAAATCAAGGAACTGTTCGTTCGTGCCGTCAATCTGCTGCTTACCGAAAAAGAGGAGATTATCTCTACCTACGAAATGATGCGGGACAAGCTGTTCTCCACCACGGCACTTGTCGAGGAGCGCAGGGCATTGGAAAATGAACTGAATGTTACGGCAAGACTGGTGGAGGACTGCATTAAGGAAAATGCCCGTATTGCCCAAGACCAGACGGCATACGAGGAACGCTACCAAAGCCTTGTCGAGCGGTACGAAAGCGCAAAGAAGCGGTATGATGAGATCGTCGAACAGATAAGCGACCGAACAATCCGTGGCGAGCAAGTTTCCATTTTTCTGGGAAAACTGAGAGAACAGGATTTAATCGACACGTTCGATGACGACCTTTGGCTCTCAATGGTGGATTTCATCACCGTGCACGATAAGAGCAAAGTGACCGTTACGTTCAAGGACGGGAGCGAGATAAAACTGGACAGATAAACGACGAGCGGGAGCCGGTGAGAAAAGCCGACGCCCGCTTTCTTTTTGTTTTGACACCCTGAAAAATGTCAGAGTACAGGAAAAATGTAAGGGTTCAGAGGAAAAATATCATTGTATCAAAGTAAGCGTGAAGGGGGAACTCCTGATCACGATTATGTCCAGCCTCGCTCAGGAGGAGAGCCGCAGCATCTCGGAGAACACCACATGGGGCAAGCGGAAGCAGTTCGCCGAGGGCAAAACAAGTGTGGGCTACAGCGCATTTCTCGGCTATGACAAGGATTTCAAAATCAACGAGGAGCAGGCGAAAGTGGTGAAGCTCATTTACAAATTCTTCCTTGGCGGGCGATCCTTCTATGCCATCACCAAGGAGTTGGAGAAGCGGGGCATCAAATCCCCGTCGGGAAAGGACAAGTGGTACATCTCCACAGTGCGTTCCATCCTCACAAACGAGAAGTATCGCGGCGATGCGCTGATTCAGAAACAATATACGGCAGACTTCTTGGATAAGACGCGATGTAAGAACACGGGCGAGATTCCGCAGTATTATGTGGAAGAGCACCACGAGGCGATTATCCCGCCGGACTTATTCGACTTTGTGCAAGCGGAGATAAAGCGTAGAGAACAGAACGGGAAGCACAGCGGCGTGAGTATCTTCGCAAACAAAATCAAATGCGGCTGCTGCGGCGCATGGTACGGGGCGAAAGTGTGGCACTCCACGGATAAGTACCGCAGGATCATCTACCGCTGCAACAAGAAATATGCCCACAAGGAGAAGCCGTGCAGCACACGGCATTTGACGGAAGAGGAAATCAAACGGATTTTCGTTAAGGCTCTGAACTCCTTGGTGGAAGTCAAAGAGAATGTGATTGCGGAACTCAGATCCCTGATTAACGGCGTTTGCCAGACAGGGGAGTTGACTGAGGAACACGATAGAACAGAGCAGGAACTCTGCGTTTTGACAGAACGGCTCGAAATGC